TCATTTAATGGAAGTGTTGATTTCATCAAAATAATTATTTAATGAAAGGTAACAATCAGGACAAAATCCACCGTTCTTAGTGATTTCAACAGGTAACTTTGGATACTTTTTTGATTTTCCGCTTATGGAATAAATTTTCAAATTATATTGTTTACAAACAGGACAGTGGTTATTTGTTGATACCAAAATGTAGTCGTTTTTAAATGTTTTGCTTCTTTGTATAGTATTTTTTATTCGGGGGAGATTAGAAATACGTCTATCGCTAAATTCAGGATGCTTTTTCATTATTTTTTCTGTTTCTAATGCTGCTTCCTCAAAACGTTTGTCATATTCCAAATATTTTACTAATCGCAGATATTCTTTTTGCATTAGAAGTGGGCGCTGTTCATAATCTGATAAAGCATTTGATTTTCTTAAGCAAGCAATAGCTAAATCCATTTGACCATTTTTCTTATGTTCAGTTGCTTTTCTTTGTAATAAGTAATATATGCAATCTTTTAGGGAATTTCCTGTATTATAATTTTTGGCGGGAACAGGGATTGCATTTATTCCTTCTAAAGAGTCCATATCATACGGTTTACGTTTAAAAAAGTCGAATATACCCATATTAAAACTTCCCCCTTAATTCTACAACTTTTCCAATTATTCTTACGGGTTTTTCTTGGATTTCCTGATTGCTGAAAAACATGGGTTCATAGCTTGGGTTGTTAGAAATCAGCTCAATTCCGTCTCTATATTTACGGAGCCTTTTGCAGGTGGCATCATCACCATTTATCATAGCAATTACAACATCTCCGGATTCAGCATCATCCTGCTTACGAACGATAACAACATCGCCTGCACACATTCGTGGTTCCATACTATCTCCGTGTATTTGAAGTCCGAAAAATTCTCCAGTTTTAGCCATTTCCTCTGGAATTTCTTCCGTATCTATAATATCTTCTATTGCTTCGATCGGGATTCCGGCAGCAACACGACCGAGGACATTGACAACAACGCCTTTACGTGAAGGTGTTGGATTATCCCACCCCATGAGATATGCAACAGTGGTATCTAAAACATTTGCGAATTCAACAACCTTACTTTGAATAATGTCATTGGTGCCAGTTTCAATTTTTGCTATAGAGGATTTGTTTTTATATCCTAACTTAGAAGCAAGTTCTTCTTGGGTCATACCGATTGCTTCGCGTTTTTCGCGTATTCTCTTTCCTATTTCAGCCATAATTTGTCCTCCTATTAATAGCATAATAGCATAATGTTTATTTAAAATCAATTATTTTTGAATAAATCAAAAAAAATAGTTGACTTAAAATCAATGAAGTGATATAGTACAAATAGATGATTTAAAATCATCAAAAGAAATGGAGGTGGTATTTTGACGAATACAGTTGCTCTTAAAGAATTAATTCGTAAGAGAGGACTCAAAATGAAATATGTAGCAGAATATTTGGGATTGTCTGCTTATGGATTCCAGTTAAAAGTAGAAAATAAGCAGGAATTTAAAACAAGTGAGGTAGCTGCATTATGTGAATTATTGGAAATTAATTCTTTAACAGAGAAAGAAGAAATTTTTTTTGATAAAAAGATGATTTAAAATCAACTATAAGAGATGAGAGAATTATTTCGCAAAGAGAAAGCTGGATGGAGGTGGAATAAATGTGGATACCAAAGTGGTATTTAGAAGCACAAGAAAGAAGAATAGACAGAATGGAACGCAGAATAAAACGGTTGGAGCTTATTTGTCTGGAAGATGCAAAGAGTAAAATAGCCAGCCTTCGCGACGAAGAATTAGGAACCATTGAGAAAGATGGATGTTTAAGCATTGAGGAAACTGTTGCTAGAACGTTTTCCTCATTAGAGGGCGATGAGAGAATAATTTCACAAAGAGAAAATAGGCGAGGAGGTGATGGGAAATGAATCGAAAAACACTAAAAAAGAACCGAATCAAAAAAATTGAAACGGTTCAGTGGATTGCTATTGCATTATCTGGAATATCCATTGTATTAAGCTTAGCAAAAATGCAGTAAGAGAAATTGCAACAGATACCCAGGAACGTATTTCTATCAGTTTCAAGCGATGCTTTTCCCGGGACTCTTTTAATAGGATTGAATCGAGAAATTCAAGATATTGCAGACCCAAAGCTGTTATTGTGAATTCTGAATCTGTTTTAGAAAAGGTGTAAGGTGCTAAAAAATTGTAATCAATTAGAAATTTTACAGACACTGGGTGTGAATGGATTATAGCGCCATTTCTGGCACTGGTTAATATTTCTAAATCTCTGACACTCAAAAATATATTCTGGAAATTAGCAACATGCTCCACAGCGTTCGTTCCTTTCATAATACTCGGACATGGCAGTGTCCTGTATTTAAAGGATAGGAGAAATGACAGCAGAAGTCAACAGGTTTGGGAGATAAGAAAGCAGGATAGGAGGTGGAACAGGTATGGAAGAGATAAAAGAAATTTTATTACAGGCAATCCTCCCGACAATTTGTGGAGTTGTCGGGAGTATTATCGGAATGGCTATAGCAGCCGCGTTAGGAATATTGTGATTAGAAGATAAGAAAACAGGCGAGGAGGTAAGAACAATGACCGCAGAAGAATATATTGAAAACGCTACTTCTGCCCAGGAAATGCTTGCGACTATGGTAAGAGAATTGTCTTCTACTAAGGTTCCGGAGTTTTCCAGTGAGCCTATGACAATAGAAGACGTATCAAATCTTACAGGGATTCCGGAGACATCAGTAAGAGCTGGAATCTTATATGGGTGGCTGCCTATTGGGGTAGCGGTTAATAACGGGCAGCAGGTAAAAGGGTCATGCAAAGGACGTGTAAGCTTTGTTATTTACCCGAAAAAGTTGTGGGAGGTAACAGGACATATATGGAGAGGAAAGAATACATGAAAAGAGATTTGATTTTATCCATCATTATCGGCGCACTGGCTACATACCTGCCCTTTTGGGAATGGAGTAATACTTTTACCCAGATTTCAGGAACGGTCGTGATAGCGATGCTTGTATTTTATTTTTTGGTGGGTGCAGAAAAGGACTCCGTTAAGCGGCAACTTAAACAGGAGTCCCAAAAAAATAATAGAACAGCCTTATTGTAAGGCAGAAACGAGAAAAAATCAATGGACAATACAAAAATATGCTGGATCATCCGTTTTACAGACGGAACCCTTGCCAGTTGCTATGGCGCAAAAGACGGAGCCATAGCAAAGGCAGAAGAATTAAAAGACCTCTACGGAGGAGATTACATCATTACATAAAAAATAGCTCACGTACTGGAATACGTGAGCCGGGCTTATGCCACTCGGAAAATAAACCTGTACTTACTGTACCATCTGAGCGGCGAAAAGTCAAGGGAAACGGAGCGGAAGCTCCTTTTCTTTTACGGGACTACGCTCCCTTAAAAGCTCGATTAAGCGTATTAGAGATACGTCAAGAGGTGCAATATGAAGTGGGGATACATAAGAGATATATGGGAATTCGGAGACACCCTGGAAGTAGAAGATAAGCATACAGGGAGATATGGTGCAAGAGGGCAGAAGAGAGAAAAAAGGAAGAAAGCCACCCCGGAAGATATGAAGAGACAGAACGAATGGAAAAGAGAGCGGGATGTCCGGAGAAAAATAAAAAAGAATTTCAGTAAAGGCGATTACTGGATGACCATTACATATAAAAAAGGCAGCCGCCCTACATGGGAGGAAATGAAGGAAGACATTCAGTGGCTCATTCGCACGGTAAGGAGAAGATACCAGAAGTATGGGCAGGAACTGAAATATATATATCGTCTGGGAATCGGGAAAAGAGGTGGTCCCCATATCCATATCCTGGTAAACCGTTTTGCTACGAAAGAAACCGGAACGGATATGATTTTTACAGAATGCTGGACGAAGGGGCACATCAACATCCGTACCCTATACGATGCAGGAGGGTATAAAGAACTTGCGGAGTATATCACGAAACCAATGGAAGAGTGGGAACCGGAAGGAATCAAGAGATACCACCCTTCCCGGAATCTGGTAACTGTGGAGCCAAAGAGAAAAGAAATGAATCGAAGGAATCTTGTGGACAAGCAGGGACAGGTAATATACCCCAAAGCCCCAAAAGGTTATTATGTGGACCCGGATTCCGTCCGAATGGGAAAGAATCCGATAACAGGATTTTACTACAGGCATTACACACTGATAAAGCTGGATAGGAGGATTTAAAGATGCAGGAGGTAGGTATGTTCCTGGTAACATCCACAAACGTTCCGGGAAAACATAAAAAAGCAGGCTTTAAGTGTATGCTCATCTGCCAGGCTCTAAAACATGAAAGAAGCCCGTGCAAGACTTTTTATAACGTAACCGGAAACCGACTTGTGCTGCAGTGCGCTTGCGAAGGCTTCCTGCATTTAAACCACCCGGCAAACATAACGATTTTTACAGACAGTCAGTATTTTATCAATGGATGGGAGCGGCTCCCCTCATGGGTACGTTCCGGATGGAAACGTCCGGGAGGTCGGAAAATAAAAAACGAAGAGTTGTGGCGGCTCATATGGGAAAAGTCCCGTCCGCACACCGTAAAAGTGATTTATGAGGACATGGAAAAGTACAAGGAAATAAACAGCCTCTTACTGAGGTAAAATGCGGCTTTGCGGTACTTTTGACTATAAAAATCACGAAAAATAGGCGAAGACACGGAAAGACTGAGGTTTTATCCGCAATATCCCCTACCAAAACGGAAAATCAAAGACAGATTTACGGGAATGTCCACGGAAAACCGAAAAAAACAGGAACGCACTGAGGTAGTACCTCAGTAGAACGTGTCCGCGAAGGAGGTAAAAAATGGGAAAATTAGAAGAATACATGAAAGGCAGGACAGAAGGTATGGAGTTTGCCCTTCGTCTTGTAAAAGACAAAGGGATAGAAGAATTGGAAAAAGAAATCAAATTCCGGAATCGCACAGGCATTTCCCTGAACGTTACCCGTCAGGAATTAAATGCGGCCAGTGGAAAAATAAAAGAAATGACACTGGACACCTTTACAATATTGGGAGTAGCTGCACTCCATGACGCTTTTGGATTCGGAGAAAAGCGCTGTCAGAGATTTATGGACAAGATGGGAGAAGGTGCAGAATATCTCATGAATGACTTGGCCACATGGGAAGATTATATAGGAGCCATAAAAGAGGAACTGGGAATGAACCTGAAAATCCGATGGAACAGGGAGGAGAGAAATGGAAGATAAGACCTGCAGAACCTGTATAGACAATGACGATGGGCTCTGTGACAGAATCGGGATTCTGGTAGAGGACGAGGATTATTGCGAGAGATGGAGGGGGAAAGATGGAATATGTACAAATGACGATGCCGGAGCTTGAAGAAAGAGAAAGCAGCATAAAAACCAAGCTGGGAAGCATTGTGGAGAATTTTCTTCTGGTAGGGAAGGAACTGGACGAAATAGACCGGGTATCTGCCTACCAGCTCCGGGGATATAAGAGCATTCGGGAGTATGCTTCCGATACTTTTGGAATATCGGAATCCTTTGCCAGCCGGGTCCTGAACGTATACCGGAAATATACGGAACCAGGAAAAGAACTGAAGCTCAAAGAGCAGTATAAAGGCTTTAATTTCTCCCAGTTGGTGGAGCTTTTAAACGTACCGGAAGAAGAACACCAGATAATCCGGCCAGAACTGACAAAGGAAGATATTCGGGATTTCAAACGGTTTGAAAAGGAGAATGAGAACAATCCTGGCCGCCTGATGGCATGGAAGGAAGAAAACGACACGGTCCGGGCAGCAGTAGAGGAATTTTTCCGGAACCGGAAAAAGGATCTGAATGAAATCTATGAAACATATGGAATTGGACCGTATTCAGAAGAAGCAATAGAAAATATGGCCAGATTTCTATATCACGAAAAGAAAAAGAAATTCCAGACAGAACAGTTCTTCCTTATGCTGTATCCTAACCAGGTATTTATTAAAAGCGCAGACGGGGAATTGCGGGATATTGCCTGGACAGAATTTTTTCAGACAATGGGACAGATATTTGACGGGAAGGCAGCAGGGAAAGATACCTGGAAAAATTATTTTACGCAAGAGGAAGAACAGATCCCGGGACAGGATAACATTCTGAACCACCCGGAGTATATGCCGCGGCCAGAAGAAAACCCGGAGCAGATTCCGGAAAAGAAAATTGCGCCGGCGCAAAAGATGGAAGAACAGAAATACAGTGAGAAACAGAATCGGATAGACCGGGAAACAAAGAAAAAGCTGGAAGAACGGGAAGACGAGGAGAAGATGAACCACCTTCCCAGTGATGCCGGGCAGCAGGTATATCAGCTCCGCCTTCCGGGAAGCTGCTACGAAGATACTAAAAACGGGATAAAAACCTTTGAGCTTAGGAAGAAAGAAAAAGAGTACCGGAAAGGAGATATTCTGGAATTGATGGAGTTTACAGAAGGACGCCACACAGGAAGGGTAATCCGAGCAGAAATCACCTATATTTTGGACGATTACACCGGATTAGAAGAAGGATACTGCATCATGGCAATCCATGTGCTGTCAGCAGATTAAGGGAGCTATCTAAAATCCAATATATATCACAATAAGGGAGGAGCTGTCACTCCTCCCGGAAAGGAGATTTATGGATACAACAGGATTGCTCTTTCCGAAAGTGAAGAGTAAGAAAAAAAGAAAAAAACACCATGCGAGTATCATACCCTGCAACAGAAAAGGAGTGTGCTATCTCTGCAAACACCATACCTACACTCATGAGCACCATATCTTTGACGGGGCAAACAGAAGCCGATCGGAAGAATATGGATTAAAGGTTTATCTGTGTGTAGAGTGTCACGAAACCGGAAAAGAAGCGGTACATACCTGTGCCCGGACAAGGAAATACCTGGAAAAGATAGGGCAGCAGGAATTTGAACAGCAGATAGGCAGCAGGGAAGAGTTTATGAAGATATTTGGGAGAAATTGTTTGTAAGGAGAGGAAAACTATGGAAAACAAAACATGCGCAACTTGTATCGAAAACGATGCTGGTCTCTGTGATCGCAAAGGAATTCTGGTCAATGAGGATGATAGCTGCGATAAGCACCGGCAGGACTGGCGGCAGCAGATGATGAGGAAATTTGATAGGAGGGAATGACATGGAAGATTTAAAGAAATGCCCGTTTTGCGGCGGAGAAGCAATTCTAGGAGTTTATCACGGGTTTAACAAAGAAATAATTTTTGCATATATGCATTGCCGGGAATGCGGAGCGAGCACACGAAGTTACGCTTTGGAGATAACTGCGCGAGAAGCATGGAACAGGAGGGTGGGAGAATGAAAGAAAAGAAATTATATACTTGCGAAATTTGCAACACTGATTACGCGGATAAAGAAAAGGCTAGACAATGTGAAAAAGGACATAAGTTATTAGAAAAAGCAACACTTATTATCGGAGAATATAAACCGATTTCCATGCTTCCTAACGGAGAACCTTATAAAATCCGAGTGAAATTTCCCGGAACAGATAAATTTATAGAATACAGACGATAGGCTTGTTGGAGGTGGAGCAATGAACGTATTAGAGAAGATTTTGGAAGAGATATTGCAGTATAGAAAAGATAACAATCTATATGCCGGGAAGCATGTAATGGCGATTGAGGAAATCATCTGTTCCCACATGGATGATGTTCCGGATAATAATTGGATTCCAGTAGAAGAGAGACTGCCAGAGCCAGATAAGATGGTAGTGGTCACTGTACATTGTTCTGAGTGGATTTCCGATTATGATTCTGTTTGGGTTCCGGAAAACGAAAAGATACATCACGATGAAGAGTATCTTGTAAGTATGGGATATGTTGTGAATGATCTTGGAGATTGGGCTTTCTTTGACTTGGATGGATATGAGATTCTTTGTGACAAAGAGTTTGGAATGGATAAAGGAGATTTTTACAGCGTAGTGACTGCATGGAGATCATTCGAAGGGCTGAAGCCGTACAAAGGAGGAGAATAATGGACGCACAGAAAGCAATAGAGTATTTCTCGGGCAAATTAGAACGTACTTTAAGCAATCGGAGAAGACAAGCTTATGAAGTTGCTTTGGAGGCTCTGGAAAAACAGGTTCCAAAGAAAGCAATTGAGCATGAAACAAAGTTTGCTCCAGTGTATGAATGTCCATCATGTGGCTGCATAGATGTGTATGGGCAAGAAAATTGCGATGAATGCGGACAGAAAATCAAGTGGGAGGTACAAGCCAATGCCAAAGATGTATAAAGCAACAAATGCCAGAGAAACCATGTGTAAAGACCTGCATATGAAAATGAATATGCACAAAGGACCAACAAAACTTGTAAGTCCTACACTTTTTCTTCTGGTAGACACAGACGAGCTTCAGAAGCAGGTAAATCGTTTAGAAAATGAAGTGAATCATATGAGGAGAATAGAAGCAAGAAGAAGGTGGAGAAGGAAATGATAAGACCAAGATACAAGGGAGAAAGAGGCGGAACGCTTACAATGAGCATGAAAAAGAATATCCCAGAACCAAAGCATAAGGACTGGAAGCTTACCACTTGTCCTCAGTGTGGGCAGCAGTGCTGGGAAAGCGAACTGACACGACAGTGCTTGAAAAAGGACAAAACCCTGAAAGCACTCTGTACAGAATGCGCGTTAGGAGGAGAGTGAATGGAGTCATTAATAATATTTATAATCGGATTCCTTTCAGGAATAACTATTTTAGGATATTGGGAATTGAGAAAAGAGGAGAAGAACCATGATAGAGATTATAAAAACACACAAGGCAACAAAGAAGGAGATTCTGGACTTTATTCAGTCCCTCCCGAAAGAGGAGCAGAGAGCAGCGTACCGGGCAGCAGCGATAATGGGGAATCTTTAGACATCACAAAAGAACTGGCGTTATACAGCCGGAACGTACTTACACAATACTGCAACAGCCAGAGCAACTGTGAAAAATGCTGTCTTGAGCGAAATGGAGGTTGCTCTTTAATATCAGGACCACCATGTATGTGGGAAAAGTATATGGAAAAGCTGTAAAATATTGACTTAGGAGAAAAATATGGATGAAAGAAAAGTATATCATATGTGTCGGAATTTACAGATGTCTCCAGGTCGGGCAAGAAAAAACCTGGAGCAGGCAGGAACAGAACCAGAAATCGTAAAATTGAGCAGGAGATATGAGAGAGGAGGCGATACCGATGGAGAAGAGCATACTGGAGCAGTACATAGATGCGTGCGAGCTGATTAAAGAGACAGAGAAAGATATGCAAAAACTGAAAAAGAAGAAAAAGACCATTGTCCAGACAAATGTTTCAGGGAGCAATCCGGAACATCCTTATAATCCCCAACATTTTAAAATACAGGGAACAACTTTTACCTTCCGGGAAGATTCTCAGCTCCGAATGGAAGAGAAGCTCCTGGAAAAGAGAAAGGCAGATGCCGAGAAGATTAAAACCAAGGTGGAAGAGTGGATGAATACACTTCCAGTTCGAATGCAGCGAATTATCCGGTATAAGGTTTTTGAAGGGATGACATGGCAGCAGGTAGCAAAAAAGATTGGACGGAAGGCAACAGAGGAAAGCGTCAAAAAAGAATTTCAAAGATTTTTAAAAGAAAAATAAAGTTTGTCCCGTTTGTCCCACATGTCCCGATTTGATATGTTATAGTATACAATGCAGAAAGCAAAATCACAGTTGCAACCAACAAAATTCCTTCTTGCATGTAGATTGTGACTGTCGGGTGTCACAGCCTGGCAGTCAAATCAGGCTCATACGGTATCGCCTTTGCAAAAGCATAGAGACCGTACCTTCCAAACATTTTTCTGACAACACCCTGTAGAAATATGGGGTGTTTTGTTGTAATTCGTAGAATTTTGAGGTATTATAATAGAAAATAATACATTTTAGGGGAGAAACATAAAGAATGCTTATTACAGAAGAAAAAAGTAGCATTATGTTTAAATATATTGAAAAAAATACTACGAAAGAAGTAATAAATCAATATAATTTTAATGTAATCGATGGAAAATTGCTTATAGGAAAAGTAGATGGAAAAAATGATTTAATAAAAAAATGGGAGAAAATAAATGACATTGCAGATACTGATGGTGTTTTGCTTACACGTAGTTTTAATATCAAAGTTGCAGATAATGAAATTACTTATGAGAAAGTAAATAGTTTATTTACACCACAATTTGAATGTAAAGAGTTTAGTCTTTCTAAAATTGAATTTTACATAGAAAAAACATATTTGTTTTCTATAACTTTTGAATATGACTATGGAAGTAATATAAATATAAAAATCGATAGGTTTATTTCTGATGAAAATGAGATTGAATTGACTTTTATGGAGGGAGACCAGATTTTGAAAGATATTACTAAGAGATTGAAGGAGACTTTGTAGTCATGGGGAATGCAGCTGAGAAAATAGTAAGATTTGATGAATATAAACGTTATCAAAAGATAAAAAAAGATGTTGGGGATGATATTGATATATTATCATCTTATGATGAAATATATCGAAAAATGCGAGAAGTTATTGAATATGCGTTACCTAGAGACTTGGATTTTAACTTAAAAAATCGTATAATTGACTTGGAAAAGGAAAATGCAAAATTAAAAAAGGAGAACGACGATATGAGGCGTAGATTAAAGATAGCACTACCAGTGCATATCATCACGTACTTAGTATTAAATACCATGATTATGTGTGCAAGTGGAGTTCTGCTGATTTTAAGATATGTATATAAAATTTATACGATTGAACCATATTATATTATTTGCGCTCTTCTTATTTCATTGACATTATTCATGACAGCGTTATTTGCGGCAAAAGATTGGAAGGAGTTTTTAAATGAAAAGCAAATGGTATGAGAGGCTGTTAGCGTTGTTAAAATTAGAAACAACTTCCCCGCATGGTCGAATTAATTTGGGTGGGGTATTAATAATAACTATGTTCTGCTTACTATACTCTGCAAGTGATGTTGTGAGACACATTATATCCGCAACAGAAGATGTTGTAAAATCTATTGCTTTAAAAACAGATATTTATCATGAATATGAAAGTCCAAGCGTTACAGGGGCGGTTTTGCCGATAGTGATTGCGTTTGCATTATGCTTGATATTTTTAGTATGGCATGAAAAACGAAAGAATAAGTAAGAACGAGCATCCTTTAGGGTGTTTTTTCTACGGATCTTTAACTCAGTTGGTTAGAGCAACCGGCTCATAACCGGTCGGTCCTGGGTTCGAGTCCCAGAAGGTCCATTTGATTAGAGGAGGCAGCAGTTGCTGTCTCTTTTTTTTACATATCCAAAAACGAAACGAAAAGGAAGGTGAGTCTGAGTGACAAAGAAACAGAAACGATTTGCAGAAGAATATTTGATTGATTTGAACGCCACCCAGGCAGCCGTAAGAGCGGGTTACAGTCCGGGAACAGCAAAATCTATCGGAAGTGAAAACCTGACAAAACCTGACATCCAGACGCATATAGCAAAGAAAATGGCTGAACGTAGTAAACGGACAGGGGTTAATGCTGATAGGGTAGTAATGGAACTGGCAAAGATTGCTTTCGTAAATGCCAGTGACGTGATAGATGCCGATACGGCGACACTGAAGCCGGATGCAGCTCCTGAGGACACCGCTGCTATTCAGTCAGTGAAGGTAAAAACCTTTGGTGAGGATGGATTGGAACGTGAAATCAAGATGGCTGACAAATTAAAAGCCTTGGAACTGTTGGGTAAACATCTCGGCATGTTTAAAAATAAGATAGAGGTATCTGGACTGCAGGAAGAAAAAACCAAACTTGACAATATTCTTCAGCAGATGCGTGGTGATGGATAATGAGCGCAGAAAATCTTCTTCTTTCGAAGAAATATAAGGCGTTTTTAAAATGCGATGCTCCGGTCGAGTTCCTTGAAGGAACTACGGCAGCAGGAAAAACCACGGTAGGCTTATTTAAGTTTATGTTAAAAGTGGCTGAGAGCCCCAAAAAGCTCCACATCATTGCTGCCAAAGACACTGGTACAGCAGAAAAGAATATTATCAACAAAGACCTGGGAATTATTGACGATTTTGGCGTGCTCACGGAATACAACGGCAATGGAACTAAAGATGATAAAATCCCGCATATTTTATTCCATACCTCCAGAGGAGATAAAGTTGTATACGTGATGGGATATGGAGACAAAAAGAAGTGGCAGAAAGCCCTTGGCGGTCAGTATGGATGTCTGTATATAGATGAGATTAACACAGCAGACATAGATTTTGTTCGGGAATCTGCCATGCGTTGTGATTATCTTATGGCAACATTAAATCCGGATGACCCAAATCTGGACATATACAAAGAGTACATCAACTGTTCCAGACCTCTCCCGGAATGGGAAAACGAAACACCGAAAGAAATAAAAGACGAATTGAGAGAAGAACCAAAACCCGGGTGGGTTCATTGGTTCTTTTCCTTTAAGGATAATGCAGGGCTTCCCAAAGAAAAACTGGAGAAGATTATCCAGAACACACCGAAGGGAACCAAGATCTGGAAGAATAAGATTGAGGGACTTCGAGGAAAGGCAACCGGTCTGATATTTCCGAACTTTGACCGGAAGAAACATGTTGTTTCTGCGGAGTGGGTAAGGCAGCAGGTAAAATCTGGAAAGCTGAAATTTAAGAAGTTTACAGCCGGACTGGATACTTCGTATTCCAGCAAGTCTCCGGATACTATCGCCATGACATTTCAGGGAATCACAGAAGACAGACGGCTAATCACATTGGAAGAAAAGGTTTACAACAATGCAAAACTGGAAGTTCCTCTTGCCCCTTCTGATACAGCAGTGAAATTTATTGCCTTTCTGGAACAATGTAGGAAAGACTGGGGATTTGCCAGGGATATATTTATAGATAATGCTGATCAGGCAACGATTACAGAGCTGAATAAATACAAGAGGCTGAAAGGCTGTCTGTACAGTTTTTATGACAGTTATAAAAAGGTTACGATTCTAGATCGAATCAATCTGCAGATTGGCTGGATTCAGCAGGAGTGCTATTTAGTAGTAGATACCTGTACAGAGCATCTGGCGGAGTTGGATTCCTACAGTTGGAAAGAAGATAAAGATGAACCGGAGGACGGACATGACCATACCATTAATAGCCAGCAGTACGCCTGGATTCCGTACAGGCATCTGATTGGATTTGAGGAGGAGAAGAAATGAGGTGGACAAAAAGATTGAGTGAAAATATAAAACGAGGAATCAGAAGCTGGCTGAATGTGCAGGAAGCCAGTCCGACACACATTTTAATTAATGAGCCTTTAGATTATGAAGCAAACGCAATCAAAAATCGAATCTGGTACCGCGGAGATAGTGAGGAATTGCAACAGCTTTACAGCCAGATTGACACAGGAGTAGATAAATATAAGTTCTGGGCGTGTAAGAGTACACCGGGACAGGAAATCAGAAAAATCCATACAGGGCTTCCTGCACTGGTCGTAGATACTCTGGCAGGAATCACCCTGGCAGATCTGGACATCCAAATCGAAAAAGATCGGGAAGCGCAGGAATTATGGGAACAGATTGATAAAGACAATAAATTTCGTAAAAAGTTGGAAAAAGCAGTGAAAGAAACCCTATACATAGGGGACGGGGCTTTTAAAATATCCTTTGATACAGGACTGAGCCAGTACCCGATTATCGAGTTTTATCCGGGAGATAGGATTGAGCTGGTAACAGAACGTGGGCGAATCAAGGAAATTGTGTTTAAAACAGCATACAAGCATAATCGCCAGGATTATGTACTGTATGAATATTATGGATACGGAACCATCACATATGAACTGTATCGGGGCGATACACAAGTTTCTCTGCAAAGTATCCCGCAGACCAGCAATCTGGTAGATGTGGCATTCGGAACAGGGAAACCGGAAGATAAATATATGATGGCTGTACCAATCCAATTCTATGAATCCGGGAAGTGGGATGAGCGGGGGCAAAGCATCTTTGATAAAAAGATAGATTCCTACGATGCTTTTGATGAGGTGTGGTCGCAATGGATGGATGCGGTCCGTATGGGACGTGCGAAAGAATACATTCCGGACTGTCTGATTCCAAGAAATCTGGAAACCGGAGAAATGATGAAGTCAAACCATTTCGATAACCGCTTTATTGCAGTGGGAAACGATATGTCGGAAAATGCCAAGAATATAATTGATGTGGAACAGCCTAATATTCCGCATGAAAGCTATCTAGCATCGTACTGTACGGCACTGGATCTCTGTCTACAGGGTCTGATCAGCCCATCAACACTTGGAATTGATGTGAAAAAACTGGACAACAGCGAAGCACAGAGGGAAAAAGAAAAGGCAACACTTTATACAAGAGATACCATTATCAATGCGCTGCAGATAGATATTCCTCTTCTGACGGAAACGGCTTTGAAGGCTTACAACGAGTTTTACAATAAACCGGTAAAGTCGGTAGATGTGACGGTAGAGTTTAGGGATTACGCAAATCCATCTTTTGAATCCCAGATAGAGACGATCAGTAAAGCCAGACAAGGACAGATTATATCAGTTGATGCGGCAGTAGATGAGCTTTATGGTGACGATAAGGACGATATTTGGAAACAGGAGGAAATCAAACGACTTAAAGAAGAACTGGGAATCGGAGAAGTAGAAGAACCGGGAGTCCATATGGAAGCGGGTGGGTTTAAAGTGAACACAGGAGGAGATGGGCTGAATGATAGTAACAATAGGAAAAAAAGTCTGGAAAGTGAGCCAACAGAGGTATGAAAGCATTCTTGCAGTAGGAAAAGAGCAGGTTCCTTTTGGGATATATGCGATTGAAAAAGATGGAAAAGCAGAAATGCGTTTCGACCATTGCCAAAGCATCACTCGGCTTAAAACTCTGATTCGGCAGTTTAAAAGCCAGGGATTTAAGGTGTATGCGAACGGGAGGTAGTCCTATTGCCTAAAATAAATGATGAATACGATATTGGAAAAGCGTTTGAAGCCATTGAAAACGAATTGATTGCCTCTATGATGCGGAATATGCGCAGTCATAAAGAAGAGGAAATAAAAGAGGATAAGCAATGGACCATGTGGCAGGCGGAACAGTTAAAGGCTCTGGAAAAATACAAAAAAATCAACCAGAAAAAATATGGAAAGCGTTTTAAAAACATCAACCTGAAGATAGAGGAATTAATCAGGGCGGCAAAAGATGAAGGGGACATGGAACAGGAGATTGCCATACTGGAAGCCATAAAAAAAGGTTTCCGGGCAAAAAGAATTTCCAAAGGTGCAGCAGCGGAATTCTTTAAGCTGAATGAAAGAAAGCTGGAAGCGCTGATAAAAGCCACTACAGATGATATGAAGAAGGCGGAAACAGCCGTTCTTCGCATGGCAGCAGATCAGTACCGGAAAATCATCTTTAACGCCCAGGTATATGCCAACACCGGAGCTGGAACTTATGAAAAAGCGGTAGATATGGCGGCAAAAGATTTTCTTTCTGCAGGGCTGAATTGCGTGGAGTATGCAAATGGGGCGCGCCATACGCTTTCGGATTATGCGGACATGGCAATCCGGACAGCCTGCAAGAGAGCATACCTGCAAGGCGAAGGTGTGAAACGCCAGGAATGGGGAATCCATACCGTTATTGTGAATAAGCGTGGCAATCCCTGTCCGAAGTGTCTTCCGTTCTGCGGAAAAGTATTGATTGATGATGTATGGAGTGGTGGGACATCAAGAGACGGACCGTATCCGTTAATGTCAAAAGCAATAGCTTCAGGGCTCTACCATTGAATGTTGAGTTTGGGTGGTAGTAAAACGGTGTGAACCGCATTACAAAGCGGGTGTATATGACATAAAAAAATAATAGTTATATGCTAACGGGGAACGGAGAAATCACAATCCCGTGCTAAGAAACTTGAGTAGTCCTTGCAAGTGTGATATAATCCTAATGAGGAGGAATATCACATGGAGCTTTGGAAAGATGTAATTGGTTATGAGGGTGTTTATCAAGTAAGTAATACAGGGAAAATAAAAAGAATTGGAGCATATACAAATCAAACAGGAAAAACGTGGCGCAGTGAACGTATATTAAAACCAGCAACAAAAAGCAGGGGCTATATGTATGTTCAGCTTTCTAAAAACGGGAAAATAAGCCCGAAGCATGTGCATAGACTTGTAGCAGAGGCATTTATCCCCAACCCCGAAAACAAACCTACTGTAAACCATAAAAATGGGAACAAAGCAGATAATTCAGTGGAAAATTTAGAGTGGGCGACGTATACAGAAAATAATATGCACAGTGTTAGAATTTTGGGAAACGATAGGCAGATTGAATACGCTATTAAAAAACCAGTACTACAGTTTGGTTTGAACGGAAATTTTATTGCTGAATACCCATCTTACAGAGAAGCACAAAGACAGACAGGGATTAATTCCATAGATGTTGTTTGCCGAGGAGAACGACAGAAAGGAAGAAAACAAAAAACGGCAGGCGGATATATATGGAAATATAAAGAAGATATTCAAGTTTAAAGTGTAGAGACTATTCCGAAAGGAAGTAGGGCGGAGACGTACCGCTCGAAGCGCACCGCACCTATTAAGGGTGATGAGATAGTCCGATATTGAAAAATATAGCCAAGATGCAAAGACAGCCATACCACTTACTTCCCTGGTATATCCACAGCAGACGACACCTGGACGAAGGAAGAATTGGAAGCAATCGGTCTGAATGCCAAAAGGGAAGCCCGGCAGCAGTACGCGGAAAGACAGGAGAAACGGTTTGGGAGATTGGCGGAGAACTCGTTGGATAAGGAGAATCAGAAGCAGTACGAAACCAGAAAAGAAGAGTGGAAAATGCAGAAAGAGTTAATGACAAAACCGATTGCAAAAGCTATTGATTCTGGTATAATATCCGTATCAGAAGCAAAAGAGGTAGCGGATGTGCATACGGTCGGAAAAATTGACAAAGAAATCTACAAATGTGTAACCAAAGATATTGTGACGGACGAGGTTATTATTACGGATAATCAGATTCAACATATCAAAGACAGGCATCCAAATGATTACGAACGGTTTGCATCATATTTTGATGAGATTGTCAAGAAACCAGATTACATTATTGAGGCCAATAAACCCAATACTGCTTTAATTCTAAAGGAAATAAGAAAAGAAAACGAAGTATTTAAAACAGTATTGCGCTTAGTAACCTCAAATGATAATCCGCAATACAAAAACTCCATTATAACATTCATGAAAATAGATGAAAAAGAATGGAATCGTCTTCTGAGGAATAAAAATGTCCTTTACAGAAGAGAATAAAATTGTTATAATTAGCGTATAATAAATAGGCTTTACCCGGGCAATTATTTGAGGTGGAAAATTTCGCACGATCCACACGCCGATGGTACTGACAAGGGGAAACCCTGAGAGATGCAGGAGAAACGTGCGCCTGCCAAATAATTGTTCGGTTAAGCAAATATAGATTATTTATACCACCAGTCAGAAAAAGACCGGTGGTATTTTTATACCCATTTTTAAATAATTGCGCCGGCGCAATGGGAGAAGCACGCGGTAAAGAACCGGGTGTTATTTTTATGCTCCGAAGAGCCTAAACTACACGGAGACACCGGGTTATCAACTGTTTTGTGAGACACACGTAAAACTGTTAAAGAGAGACACTCTTACAACTGTGAAAGGAGAAATGTAACATGAAAAACAAAATTGCAATGAACCTCCAGTTATTTGCAGAACCGACAGGCGGAACGGGAAGCGAAGGAGGAACTCCTCCGGCTGGCGGAGAGGGAGCAGCAACAGGGCAGCAGACTATCCAGTTTGATTATGAGAAACTGGCCAGTATTGTAGCTGGGAAACAGTCTGCTACAGAAGAAACTGTTCTGAAAGGGTACTTTAAACAGCAGGGGCTTTCTCAGCAGGAGGCGGAACAGGCCATTGCGACCTTTAAACAGCAGAAAGCTCAAAACACTCCGGATGCTGGTGCACTTCAGCAGCAGGTAACACAGGCTCAGGCAGCGGCACAGCAGGCAAATATCGAGAAAGAAGCTATGTTCATGGCAGGAGAGCTTGGTGTTGATTTAAAAACCATGCCTTATGTGCTGAAACTGGCAGATTTGTCAAAGGCCGCAGATGAAAAAGGAACTATTAACAAAGAAAATTTAAAAGCAGCATTAAACACAGTCTTGGAAGAGCTGCCACAGCTGAAACCAGGCACACAGACACCTCAGGGTGGATTCCGTCAGATCGGATCCGGAGGAGGACAGGGCGCTTCGACTACAGAAGATCAGTTGGCAGCAATCTTCGGAAATAAAAAGTAAAGGAGAAATAAGAAATGGCAGTATACGAATATGCAGATCAGTTTGAAAGACAGCTGGCACAGAAGTACGAAAGGGAACTGGTATCCTATGAGCTTACCCAGTCCAATCCTGGCATCAAGTTTATGAATGCCCAGACAATTAAGATTCCAAGATTAACGGTATCCGGTTACAAGGACCACAACAGAACTAATATGGGATTTAATACTGGCACAGTGTCAAATGACTGGGAGCCGAAAAAGCTCACTCATGACAGGGATATTGAGTTTGCCATTGATCCTATGGATGTGGATGAAACCAATCTGGTGACAGAGATTGCAAATATCCAGAACGTCTTTGAAGAAGAGCAGGCAATTCCGGAGAAAGACAGTTATCGTTTTTCCAAGCTTCTTACAGAGGCTACTTCCTATGCATCGAAAGGTGCAGTTGTAGACGAAACAGTTCTTACAGTAACAAATATCCTGGAATGGTTTGATGAGCAGATGGCGATTATGGATGATAAATCTGTTCCACAGGAGGGAAGAATCCTGTATCTGACCTCTGCAATGCAGAAGCTCCTGAAAAATGCAGATGGTATCACCAGGACAATGAGTGTCGGTGCTGCAGGTGTGATTAACCGTCAGGTTCATGGTCTGGACGATGTAAAACTTAAACCTGTACCCTCTGCAAGGTTTAAGACAAAGTACAATTTTACAGATGGGTGTGCTCCGGCAGTAGATGCAAAGCAGATTCACATGATGCTGGTACATCCGTCTTGTGTAATCTCCCGTGATAAATACGCATATATGAAACTGTTTACTCCGGGAACTGACAGCCGTACTGCAGACAAGTATGTATATCAGAACAGGTACTATACAGATACCTTCCTGATCGAAAGAAAATCCTGCGGTATTGCCATTAACAGGGAGGCGCAGGACTGATGAGAGCAGAAAAAGGAAATAAGGTCTATACGATTACAGAAGAGGAGAAAGAACGCTATCAGAATGATGGCTTTGATATTTTTTCTGATGACGGAGAAATTATCGTTTATGGTATTGGAAAAAATATTCCTTACGAGGAATATGCAGCTCTGAAAAAGGAAAATGAAGCCTTAAAGGAAAAGCTTGCACAGACTGAAACTTCACAGACAAGTGAAAAGCCAGAGGAGCCAAAAACAAAGCCTGCAAAGAAGTGAGGTGGTATAGATGCCGTATATTCCATATGCAACGGAACGGTATTATGAATCGAATTATGGAGGTAGCCTGATTTCGGAAGATAGCCTTAGAAGATTTCTTATGCAGGCATCAAGACATATAGATACCCTGACCTATAACCGGATTGTAGGTCAGGGATTTGATAATCTGACAGAATTTCAGAAAAATGTGGTTCAGGAAGTTGTGTGCCGCCAAGCAGAATTTGAATATGAAAATGCAGATGAAATCAGCAGTATTTTGAGTTCGTATAGCATCAATGGCGTATCGGCTCGGTTCGGTAGCTCATGGAATGTGTTTATAGACAGAGGCGTTGCTATGAAAAGGGATGATTACGCATTGCTTTGCCAGACAGGATTGTGCTGCGGAGTGTTGAGGTGATGGTATGAGGTATCCAAAATTAGTGCCGGAAAAGCTGTGCAAGACAGATATTGTTCTGGAATTTGAACAGGAAGGGTTGAATGTATACGGCGAACCACTTCGGACAATTACCTGGAAAGGGAAATGCAATTACCAGGACAAGGCAAGAACGGTTTACACTGCAGAAAAGAAGCTGATACAGATTACCGGCACAGTCTTGATTAGCAATGACCCTTGTCCAGAAATTCCGATAATATCATCTGGTACAGCAGAGATAATGGGAGTAAAACGTCAGATTGTGCAGGGGATGAAAGCTCGGAATCCGGATGGAAGCGTAAATTTTACGGAGGTGCTGCTAATATGATTAAGGTCAGTTCGAAGGTAAAGTTAAATATGCCAAAAATAAAAGAGCTTACCCAGGCACAGACAACGGCACTGGAAATGACAGCGGAAGCACTGCATACAGAAGTTGAGCAGGCACAGGTATTTCCTTTTGCTACCGGAAATCTACAAAACGAGAGCACATTTGTAGATGATTCGGATAGCAAAAATGGAAAAGTATCCATCATTTCCAGTACACCTTATGCCCGCAGGCTTTATTTCCATCCAGAATACCATTTTTCTAAAGATGAGAATCCGAACGCAAAAGGCAAATGGTATGCAGACTGGCTGCCGGGTGGAAAAGAGGCTGATTTTGCGGCAAAGGCATTCAAAAAGATATACAGGAGGCTGACAAGTATATGACACTGGCAGATGTAAGAGATTATATTGCTTCTCTGAATATCACAGAGTCTCAAAGGGTTTATATGGGAAGGCTGGATGCGAAACCGGATAAAACCATTGGGGTTTATCACAGTAAACATCAGCATACTTATAAGACTGCTATCGGAGGTATCTCTTTAGAGTCCTATAGAGCGAAATACATCACTCTTCTAATCCATTGGAATAAATCTCCAAGAGATACAGAAAAGGTAGCTACAGATTTATTTAAGGCTCTGGTAACCACAAGAGAAGCAAAGATTAACAATGAAACAATTAAATTTATTCAGCCGCTCTATGAAATACAGGATGTTGGTACGGATGATTCCGGCATCTACGAAATGGTTATAGAGGCGGCTTTTATTTATGCGAAAGGAGAATAACATATGTCAGGAGCAACAGGAGTATATCCATGTTATGAAAACCAGTTTCAGATTGACAAAGCTGCAGCCGAAGGCCCGGCGTCTTATGTCAATATTGCAGATTGCGAGACTTTTGGAGTTGCATTTGATAACAATATTGAGGAATGGACACCATTTGATACACAGGGCTGGGTGCGCCGGTTAATGACCGGAAAAGGTGTAACCATCACCGTCACAGCAAAGAGAAACGTAGGAGATGAAGGAAATGATCTGGTTGCCGGTCTGACGTTTGAGAATGGAAGAAAGGTGGAAAAGAACTTCCAGTGGACGTTCCCGGACGGAACTAAAGTAGAGTTTCCAAAGGCTGTTATTAATGTAACGAATGTAGGAGCAGGCGATTCCACTGCAGTAGCACCTCTGGAGTTTGAGATCATGAGCAACGGAAAACCAACCGTTACACCGAAGGGAGAATGACATGGCAAAAGTAGTAGACATTACAGAAAAACTTAGTTTTGATGAAAATCCAATCATGCAGATTGGAACCTTGGAAGTAGAAGTAAATGCAGATGCAGAAACTATGCTGCGTCTTATGGGGGCGTTTGGAAACAAAGGGGAGCTTCAGGCGGTAGAAGAGGCGTTGAACCTGATCTTCAAACCGGAGGATGTAGAGAAGATCTGCAATATCAAAAAAGGAAAGAAAAAGCTTTCCGCAAAATCTCTGATGGTCATTGTGGAGGAAGCAATGAACCTCGTTATGGGAGAGGGCGAAGCGGGAGAGTAGTGACCCGTACTATGATTTGGAGGGAGATTTTGATCTGATTGTGTCTTCCTTCCAGTCACAGTACGGGATACGGCTATCAAAAGAACTTCCGGCAGGAATGAAATGGGACGAATTTCGAGATCTCCTTGTTGGGTTGGGACCGGATACAGCTCTCGGGCGTATTATTTCCATACGATCAGAGGAAGATAAGGAAGTTTTGAAGCGCTTTACCAAAGAACAGAAACGGATTCGTAATGAATGGAAAACTAGACGGGCAAAACAGATTAAGCCGGAAGATATGAAGGAAATCCTGGAAGGATTCAAGAAAGCATTTATATCTATGGCAGGAGGTTAAATGGCAGGAGGTGTGAAAGATTGAAAAAATAAAGTGTAAAAAATGTGGTCAGACACTTATGAAAGCAGATGTAGTAAAAGGAGAAATCAAGTGTCCACGTTGCGGCACAATAAATAAATTAAATTACAGACAAGGGCAAGAGCCAATAGGCTGCACCAGAGAAGAGTAGCAGCGCGTGCCTACCTTGCATTTTAAGGTGGGTGAAATATATGAGCGTTACAAGTATTGGTGAGATTGGGCTTGATCTCGTTGTCAATCAAAAATCATTTAATAAGCAGATGTCAGGAATCCAGAGTCTTGCAAAAAAGACGGGTGCGATGCTGGCTTCTGCTTTTGCAGTAAAAAAGATAGTAGATTTTGGGAAATCCTGTCTGGAACTTGGCTCTGACTTGAGCGAAGTCCAGAACGTAGTAGATGTGACATTCCCGTCCATGACGGCACAGGTGGACAAGTTTGCAAAGTCAGCAGCACAGAGCTTCGGGCTGTCGGAAACTATGGCAAAACGCTATAGTGGGACGTTTGGAGCTATGGCGAAAGCGTTCGGTTTCTCTGAAAAGGCTGCGTATGATATGGGGACGACACTCACTGGATTAGCGGGAGATGTGGCGTCCTTTTATAATATCAGTCAGGATGAGGCATATACAAAACTAAAATCTGTATTTACGGGAGAAACAGAGTCCTTAAAAGAGCTAGGGGTTGTCATGACCCAGACAGCACTGGATGCTTATGCAATGGCAAATGGTTTCGGAAAAACCACCCAGCAGATGTCGGAAGCGGAAAAGGTTGCTCTCAGATATGCTTTTGTCCAGAATCAACTGACGGCAGCCACAGGAGACTTTGCGCGTACCTCGGATTCGTGGGCAAACCAGGTGCGTATCATGAAGCTGCAAATGGATTCCCTGAAAGCAACACTGGGGCAGGGACTTATCAATCTGTTTACTCCTGTAATTAAAGTGATAAATACGGTACTTGGTAAGCTCTCCACGCTGGCAAATGCCTTTAAATCTTTTACAGAGCTGATTACCGGAAAGAAATCACAATCTGGAAAAACAGCGGCACCGGTAGCAGAACTGGGAGGAGCGGCTTCGACTGCCAGTGAAAGTCTGGATCATTCCGCCTCTGCCGCCAACAGTTTGAGTAAAGCGACCAAAGGCGTGGGAAACGCCGCAAAAAAAGCGGCAAAGGAAATGCGGGCGCTTATGGGGTTTGACCAGATTAACCGTCTGGACGATACGTCTTCTGAGGATTCCGGAAATTCTTCTCCTCCCTCAACGGGCGGCGGTTCCGGGATCGGAGGAAGCGCGGTAGATTTTGGCAGTCTGGCACAGGGCGAGACGGTCATAGATCAGGTTGACAGCAAGTTCACAAAGATGTTCCAGAACATTGTGAAATGGACAAAGCCGGCAACGGACGCACTTAAAAAATTGTGGAACGAAGGGCTTTCCAGACTGGGCAATTTTGTGTGGGGGAGTTTAAAAGATTTTTATAAAGGTTTTCTGGTTCCGGTTGGAAAATGGGTAATGGGAAAAGGTCTTCCGGATTTTATAAATACCTTGAATAACGGCTTGATGAAGGTAGACTTTGGAAAAATAAGGTCATCCCTGCGAAAGTTGTGGGAGGCGCTGAGCCCGTTTGCAATTAATGTAGGCGAAGGTCTTCTGTGGTTCTGGAAAAACGTACTTGTTCCATTGGGGACTTGGACAGCCAATGAGGTAGTTCCGAGGTTTTTAGATACTTTAAAAATTGGAATAGATGCGCTGAATAAAATCATAGGAGCATTGCAGCCACTATTCCAGTGGTTTTGGGACAAAGTTCTTCTTCCTGTTGCGCAATGGACTGGCGGCATTTTTTTACAGGTATGGGACGGGATTAACGGCGCATTACAGAAATTTTCGGACTGGTGCATAGAACATATTCCAACAATAGATGGTATAAAAAACGCGTTTGCAGGAATGCACGAATGGCTTGCGAAGAATGAAACAATTCTTCAGTTGGTGGCGGTTGCAATAGGGACTTTTACTGCAGCCCTTGGACTTAATGCACTTGCGAGCAATGCGGCTTCGATTGCAATGGGAGGGACATCGATAGCCATTGGTGTATATAACGGTATTACCACTATTGCAACAACGGTAACTTCGGCTTTTGGTGCGGTAATTGGCTTTTTGACAAGTCCGATCACACTGGTAGTGGCAGCTATAGGCGGTTTTATAGCGGCAGGAATTTTGCTTTACAAAAACTGGGATACGATAAGCAAAAAAGCAATAGAAATCTGGACTTCCATAAAAGATTTCTTTGCGCGTACTTGGGAAAATATAAAACAGACAGCAACGAATGTGTGGACAAGAATAACCTCTGTTCTTTCCTCGACATGGGAAAGGATAAAGTCCACTGCCAGCAGGAGGTTTGGGAATATTAAAACAACCATATCCAATATTTGGGAGAACCTGAAAACATCAGCGAAAACAACCTGGGAAAAAATCAAGGATTTTATTTCAGAACCAATCAGCAAGGCAAAAGAGATTATCGGCAGAACACTGGATGCAGTAAGCGACAAGTTTTCAAGCGTATTTGAGTGTATTAAAAATGCTGTGCGTACTCCGCTTAATGCAATTATTGGATTTCTGAATGGGCTGATACGGGGCGTAGCCAGTGCGGTAAACAGTGTTGCCAATATGCTCAATCATTTGCACATCGATGCCCCTCAGTGGGTAACGGATTTAACAGGAATCACTTCTGTAGGTTTTAATCTTCCTACATGGTCGCCGGGACAGATTCCATACCTCGCCCAGGGTGGCTATGTGAAAAAGAACGCCCCTCAGCTTGCCATGATTGGAGATAACCGCCATCAGGGAGAAGTTGTAGCGCCAGAGGATAAACTTAGGGAAATGGCAATGGAGGCAGTTCGGGCAGCAGGAAGCGGATTCCCGCCGGAGGTACTGGCGATATTGAAACAGATATTAGAACTTCTGTTGAAAATAAAGCCGGTCACAATCGACGAAGAGGCGCTGCGTAAGTATTTCATTGAGAAAACTAATGCAGTTACAAAAAGCACAGGGAAATGTGAGATTAAATTTTAAGGAGGCGTAAGGTGGGAGAGAAAATATTGTGGTCTGGAAGCATTACGCTTCCGGCTCCTACACAAATGAAAATTGACGATGAGATCATATGGTCTTCTAATACAGGGCGGTCTGCATCTGGGGCAATGATTGGGGATGTCATAGCCCAGAAAAAGAACGTCAGCATAACCTGGGGGATTCTTACAGAAACGGAGCTGGCTCTCATTGAAAAAGTGATGACAGCCGGCTTCTTTCCCATTTCCTTCCGGGACGATGGCATTGATATGACAATATCCTCTTACAGGGGGACTTTAAGCAAAGATGTGCTGGGATATATCGGTGATGGAATATTTTATTACCGCAGCGCATCTGTAAACATTATTCAAAAATAGGAGGAAAAGAAAAATGAAACTGACAAATAAACAGATGGTCAATATGCACACGACTTTAATTGAAATCGGAAACAGAGGGGATATTGACCCGGTGCTGGGTGTAAACATTGCCCGCAACAATTATGAGCTGTCTAAAATGACAGAACCTGTCTTAAACGAAAAAGAAAAGCTCCTGGAAAAATACGGGAAGAAGGATGAGAACGGGAAGCTGGCAGCAGACGCAAACGGGGTAGTGGAACTCACAGACCGGAAGAAATATTATGAGGAGTACAACCGTCTTATGGACGCGGAGGGGGAGGTTTCCCTTATCCTGTTTACAATGGGGGATATAAAGAAAATGGCGCCAAGCCCAAACCAGATTTTAAATCTCCTTCCTATCCTGTCAGACAAAAAGAAATAAAGGGAGGTAATGCCTGATGTATCAGTCATCGGAAGCCTTTGGGAACTGGATACAGCAGGATTCCCGAACCTTCCAGGCACGGATCACCCTGGAAGGAAAGACCATAACCGAAGGCATATTGAGTATAAGGATTAACGGCGGCTCCAATTCGGAAGATGATTTTTCCCTGGGATCTGCCGTTTCCAGATATGTGGAATTGGAAATCGAAAAGACAGGGACACGTTTTGAGGGATATGAGTTCTTTCTCGAGTTAGGCTTAAACGGGGAGTATATCCCGATGGGGTATTTTACCGCAGAAAAACCCAAAGGAGATGAGGAACGCCTTTCCATTACGGCTTATGACCGCATGGTAAAAACAGAATGTGCCTGTTTCTTGGAGCTCCCGGACAGCACAAATACAGTGGCAGTGTTAAAAGGCGTTGGGACGATTGCAGGCATAGAGGTTGTAACAGAAGGACTCACAGCCATACCTATCAAGAAGCCAGTAGGCTACACCTGCAGGGAAGTGCTCTCTTATGTGGCGCAGCTTTACGGAGGATTTGCCATCTGCAACCGTGCCGGAAAAATAGAGATAAAATCATACGAGGACAATGATTATACCGTTACGGCAGGACGTTACTGGGACAGCTTTACCCATAATGACCTGCCGTTTGTATTAGGTAAAATTACCTGCTACACCGGGAAAAACAAGAAAGGGGAAGACATTTCCATCCATGTGGGGGACGGTGTGAGAGGGATTTATTTCTCCAACCCATTCATGGACCAGACCGCCCTGGATAACATCTGGGGAAAGCTTAGGAATTACACATACATGCCGGGAAGCTTCCGGTTTCTGGGAGACCCACGCGTTGACCCGTGGGACGTCCTTACGGTAAAAGACCGGAACGAGAATGCTTATAAAGTCCCTGCCATGAAGCTTACCCAGGAATATGACGGAGGACTCTCCACGGAAGTAGAGGCAGTGGGAAAAACGGAAGCCGAGCAGAGAACCGGCTTTACCGGACCGAACACCCAGAACATGGACCGGCTTTATGCGCAGCTTGTGCTGATCGACCACGCCATGATTAATAAGCTGGATGTGGATACGGCAAAGATCACTTATGCCACTATAGACAACTTAAATGCTTTAAAAGCAGAGATTGAGCAGTTGGACGTTACGGAGCTGACGGCAAGGGTGGCAAAAATCGAAAAGGCATATATCACGGACGCAGAGGTTAAAACCCTCCTTGCCGGATATGCCACCATAGGGAACTTGAATGCCACCAATGCACAGATCACCAGCCTTTCCGGAAAATTCGCAGCTTTTGAGAAGACCACCACAGAGGAACTGGTGGCGGCAAAAGGATGGCTCCTGGAAGGAAGTATCGGAGACGCTCAGATTTCGAAAGTATCTGCCAATAAGCTTACCACCGGGACCATTGATACCGCCATTATCACGGTGACAGGCTCAGACGGGCATTTGAGAATCTCAGACAACACCATACAGATAAAAGACCTCCAGAGAGTCCGGGTACAGATTGGGAAGGACGCATCCGGGGAATATAGTCTCTCTGTGTGGGATAAGGCAGGGAAACTTATATGGGATGCCCTGGGAGCTACAGAGGACACCATACAGCGCAAAATCATCCGGGATAAGATGGTTGCGGACGATGCGGCGATCAATGCGTTAAAATTGGATTTAAAAAGCTTTAACACTGCCCTCACAGAACAGGGGGTGTCCATCTCCGGAACGGTGGTGCAGGTAGGGAATAAGACCCTGAATGTGGAGCTTACAGAACAGAAACAGCTTACCACAGAACATGGGGAAACCCTTACCGACCACGCCACCCGCATTACCGCAAACGAGAATGCGATCAAATTGAAGGTATCTACACAGGAGTATGAATCCTATAAGACCACTGTAAACGGGGAAATCGCCACAGCAAAGAGCCGCTTAAATGCAGCAGAATCCTCCATCAGCGTCATGAAAGACCAGATCGCCCTGAAAGTGGAGCAGACGGACATTGAGGAGGCTGTGAATAATATACAGATCGGCGGCAGAAATATGCTGATAAACTCCACGTTTAATCGCCAGGGATACAAATGGTCGGCTGGATACGTTGAGGGAAAAAGTTATCCAAAAGAAGGGAGAGACGGCAGTTACTGCGCGAAAATAACGGGAAAATTTAACACTACCTGCCACTTGCTACACGAAGACGCGTATAGGGTAAAAGCCGGCGAAACATATACTTTATCAAGCTGGACGAAATCTAAGGATATTGTAAAAGGCACAACAAATTATTTTGTATCTTTGTACATAGGATTTTATGATAAAGACAACAAATATAAGGCGGAAGCAAAGATAAATAATGGTCAAATGCCATTGTCCACGGACTGGGAGCGGAATATATTGACATTTACCGTTCCTGATGTGAGCGGAATTGAACATATGTGGGTATACTTGTATGCCCGTGATTTTACAGGCACGATCTGGTGGGATGACGTACAGCTGGAAAAAGCCAACAAAGTCTCCGATTGGAGCCCGGCAGTGGAAGATATAGAAGAAGACATTGCAGAAGTGGACGGGAAATTTATAAATTACTCTACTACTGTGCAGATGAACGCTGCCATTACCGCGGCAAAAGACAGCATTACCAGTACCGTTTCAAAAACCTACGCAACCAAAACAGAGGTGTCTTCGGTATCCGGGAAAGTGACCTCTCTGGAATCCTGGAAGCAGGAGGCAAGCCAGAAGATCACAAAGGACGGTATCCTTTCTGCAGTAGGGGATTATTACGCTACCTCAAAATATGTGGAAACCGTGGAAAACGGCGTGAAAGAAAATGAAAAATACATTGCCAGTGTAGAGACTCTCGCAAATCAGGCAAGCAATAAATTTCTCTGGCTTGTCAAATCCGGAACTTCAGCCACAAATTTTGAGCTGACAGACCGGACAGCAACCCTGATTGCAAATGCCATTAATTTAAAGGGTCTTGTAACGTTTTCGGGGCTGAACAGTGATACACAGAGTAAAATCAACACCGCCCAGAGTACAGCAAACACTGCCAAAAACAATGCGGCAACTGCCCAGAGTACGGCAAACACAGCAAAATCCACAGCAGATGCAGTTACGTCCACAGTAAATGCCAATAAGGCAAACTGGGATAAAGGATATAACTGGACGAACACAAACGGCGGGAACATGATAAATCTCCTCACTATGGTAAAAGCCTGGACAGGAGGGGCAGTATCTGCGACCACTACCATAAACGGCGGATTTATCCGTACAAACACCATAACAGCCGCACAGATTGCTTTAGGGGATTTTACGAACCTTGTCGATGTAAATGAATCCCTTCCACAGTCTGCCGTACCAGATAATACACATCCCTTTGGTTCTCATGCAAAACCTATGTGTAAAAATGGATATTGGTATAAAGAAAGTGCTGCTTCTGAATATTTAGCCTTATCATCTTATAAACCTAATTCTTTTGCAGATGGTGATGAGCTTTATTATGAATTTACTGCTCATAGTGAATTAGTAGGAAATTATTTTATTGCTTTATGGTTCTATAATGGCGCATCGAAAGAATTTCAAACAATGAAACGTGGTAATATTGAATCAGTTACCACTTCAGATAAAACTTTTTCCGGTATTATAAAACTTGAAGATGCTAAAAAATATGACTTTTTTGCAATTGGTATTGGTGATAACAATAATACCAAAATACAGGTATATGTAAAAAATATATCTGTACACAAGCGTAATAAAGGCAACTTGATTGTAGATGGCGCTATCACAACTGATAAGCTGGCAGCGCAGGCAGTTACCGCAGCAAAGATAAACGTAAAAGACCTGTTCGCTCAGGACATTACAGCCACGGGCACAATCCGGGGCGTTACTTTGCGGGGCTCGAAAGGAGAAATCGGAGGATTTCAAATCGATTCCACCCGACTGTACAGTGTGGATTCCAGCGGCACTTATGCGGCGTATTTTGGCTCTTATGATTTTAATAAGACCAACGCGTTTGTAACACAGACGAAGGTAAATGGGAATTGGGTAAATACTTTGGAAATGAGATATGACGGAAGCATTATATCCAGAGACAAGGCAAATGCAAACTACCGGACAACCATACAGGAAGGAACGGTAACGTGTACAGGAAATGATGGTTGGTCTACATCGACTACGGTGGAACTCCGAAACGGAGAAATCTGGTTTTACAGAAATAAAGACAGCATAGAGGCAAGTATTGGATTTGACGAACATGGACAGAACAGCAATTCTGCTACTGCGAGAGTAACACGGATTAATGCCAGTAATAGTGGTTTGCTGCTGTCGTGCCAGAATACTCCTGGTTTATATATTTATAAAAACAGTCTGAGAGCGTGGGTAAACTTAGACATGAACCATAAGTCCATCATCAACTCCTCAGATGAGCGTTTAAAAACGAATATTTTACCCTTCACCAAGTCCGTCCTTCCAGAGTTAAGGCGTTTAGGAATCGTATCTTACGCATGGAAAGAAACAGGGGAACAGGTAAAAGCAGGGTTTACAGCACAAAATATGCAGAGCGTCTTTCCGGAACTGGTGGAAGCCAACGATGCAGGAATTTTGGGAATCAAAACTCTGGAACTTATGCCGTATGTGGTAAAAGGTGTGCAGGAATTAACCAACAAAACGGAAGAACTGCAGGAACAGATAAAAAAAGTCAGATGTCAGCAGGAAGGAGATACCATATCTTTGAGAGCACAGGTATCGTCCTTGCAGTATCAATTACAGCAGGCATTTAATCAGCTTGCGATACAGGCAGAACAGATTAAAAAGCTTCAGGCGGAGGGGTAACTTCCGCCTGCAAAAAAAGGAGGAAATATATGTTAAAAGTAAAGAAAAATATCAAACTTACCGGGGAATCCTTACTTGAAACAACAGCAGTAGAAGGATACTCCGCAGAGATTGACAGTGAGAACCCGGAAAATATCAGTATCAGCAACTGGCAGATCGACAAAGACCTTTACAAGAAGAATCGCACCCAGTGCTTGCAGGATTACGCTGCATTTATGGACAAAGCGTATGCGTTGCAGGATGAGATGTTAAAAGAAAAAGGAATCGGGATAAAGGCATAAGGAAGGCTATCCGCAAGGAGTGAGTAAAATGGAAAAACACAACACGGTGCACGCCATCTTTGCTTCCGGTGCAAAGACAGCAGAAATAATAGATGATGTCTGGCAGTACGATTTTGGCCAGACGTTGCAGATTAGCGGTCTATCTCTTCCACCCATAATAGAAATACATTATGCGAATAAAGGCAGAGATACTGCCATACCGCAAGTGGGTGTGACAAAAGATGGGATTACAACCGCCCCCATTCCGAATGAAATTCTGGAAGAAAAAGGATCTTTTATCGCCTATATCTTTGTAACGGACGGCGAAAGTGGCGAAACGTGCTATACGATAAATGGCTATGTCAATAAGCGCCCTCCGGTAAAGGATTACAGCACCCCGGAAGACCAAGAAATCCTCCATGCAGCCGTAGGTGCAGTGAACGCAGCGGCGGAACGGGCAGAGAGTGCAGAGACAAAGGCAACAGAAGCGGCAAAGAAAACTGCCGAAGATGCCAAACAGACCGCCGCAGACCGGGCGGAAGTAGAACGTCTGGTGGAATCAGTCTCCGGAATCGGGGAGCAGGTCACAAAAGTGGAAAACCTTACCAAACAGGCACAGACGTCCGCCACCAACGCAGCCTTATCCGAGCAGGCAGCCAAGACTGCAGAGACCAATGCACAGAATGCTCAGGCAGGAGCAGAGACCGCGGAAGGCAATGCGGAACTGGCAGAGCAGAGAACGAAGGCATCTGAACAAGCAGTTGAGAAAGCAAAACAGCTTGTTGCTCAGATGGGGCAGGAGGTGCTGGACAATAAAAATCACATTGACCAGACTGCACAGGCATTTGACCAGACAGCTCAGCAGGCTGTTGCAAACATCAACAATGCCGGGCAGACGCAGACAGAGCGGGTACAGGACGCCGGAAATACTGCTGTAGAATCGGTTAAGACTGCCCAGACCGCGGCAACAAAAGCAGTAGAGACAGCCAAGACGGAAGCTACCAATGCGTTACAGATGGAGGGCGCTACACAGACCGGGAACGTGACCGCAGAGGGAGAAAAACAGGTACAAGCGGTACAGGCAGCGGCGCAGGAGATTGTTACGGATAGGGAGCAGATCGCGCAGAATAAAGCGGATATTGCAGAGATTAAAGAAGAGATGGACAACTTATCTCCTGCAATTGTTGATACAGCAACAGGAGAATCTATTGTTGTAGAAGATTCGTCTGACAGCAGATTTAAAGGTCTGTCGCTATACGGTAAAAGCACACAGGTTACTACGACCGGGGCGCAGTTGTTTGATTTCGAAAATGCAATGCAAAAAAAAATCGAAAATTGGATGAGTACTAATATTCTATCAGCCCAAAATACAAATGATATATCTGTGGATTGGAAATGCCTGAAAGGAACGGCGCAAGGATATATTGCTATAGTGTCTCCGTTTGAATTTGAAGCACAAAAAACCGTATATCTTAACATTAATAAAATTAACGCACAGCACCTTTTAGTGTATGATGCAACAGGGAAGACAAAACAAGATTTATACGCCAATTCATACACTCCGACCGAGAGCTTTAGTGGATATATAGGCATAGGTATTGATAAAGGACGAGATGTCAATGGCGCGCTGATTTGCGGTTATACTTCTGATTTTTCGGCTACAGAACCTTACACTGGCGGAAAACCCTCCCCATCTGTCGAATATCCGCAGGAGATTGTTAACGCTGGGGATAAGGGGAATATTGGCATTGATGTGTATGGTGGGAATTTGTTCAATATAGACACAGAACCATTTGAAGGGCGTAGAAACGATTATATTTTCGAGAATAACGCGATTTACAAGGACGATATTATACCGTATAAGGCAATTCGATATCATATAAAAGTTCCACCGAAAACAAGGCTACGACTTAGCGTGGATGTAATATCGAATTCAACCACGGTGCAAGTTTCGAATTATAAAGAAGGTGGGACTACCGTAAATGCAAGTATACGCAAACCGAATCGCGAAACGATTTTCGACACAAATGAACATGAAAAATTAGTTGTGTCTATTTATAATTTTGAAGAAGGTATGTTAAAAGCGGGGAATATAATGGTTGGAATTGCGGGAGAAGCAAAAAACATATTTGAACCCTATAAACCAGCTCAAACCCTCACTATCCCAACACCAAACGGTCTGCCGGGTATCAAAGTGGATTCTGGTGGTAACTACACAGATGCGAGTGGTCAGCAGTGGGTGTGTGATGAAATAGATTTGACACGTGGGAAGTATGTACAGAGGATATATAGTTGTAGAAAAGGGGATTTAGGCATTCATGAAAAAAATGGCAAATATTACATTGTTGGAATGAAAATTCCAGCGGTCAGCTATAAGACAAAAGCTGGTATTTGTAATATAGCAAATAGATATGCAGTAACATGGGACGTTGCTGATAGTCCACATTTTTTTTTACAAAATAATACCCAACCAATAGTTATTTCTGTCGGAAAAAAGTATTGTGTTTCACCCGAATTAGTACAGAGCGTACTGGATTCGGGCGTGGAATTTTCGTATACTATCGAGACCCCAATCGAACACGACCTCCTGCCAGAAACGATTGAAGCCTATAAAAAGCTCCATACCAATTATCCGGTAACGACTGTATTAAATGATGCAGGAGCTGGAATGAAAGTGGAGTATGTGGCAGATACGAAAAACTACACTGATAACAAAATAGCGGAATCTGTAAAGAATCAGATGCAGAACCTTACAAACTTGCTATCTCTAATGCCTATGGAGACACAGGCAGCAATGATAGAAAACGACGTCAACAGAATTTTAGAAAGCGAGGTAACAAAATGACAAACACTGTAATCGTAAAACTGATGGAGAATCTCATCAAAAAGAAATTTTACAAGACAAAGGATGAAGCAATCGCAAAGCTGGATGTATACTTTGCGATGAACCGCATTTCCGAAGAGGAGTACGCAACTCTGACATTGCTGGCAGAGGAAACCTACGCAGAAGTACCGTTAAGGGAGTGATAACTTGGGATGTATATTAGCATTTATCGCAGGCTGTGCAGTTGGAATGCTGTTTACCTGCGCTGTACAAACACGTAAGAGATAGACCGTAGAGGTCTTTTTATTTTGCTTAAATTTGCGCCGGCGCAATGCCGGGAAAGGAGAAAAAATGACTATTACAGGAATGAAACATTTTGAAAGTGTTTGCCAGAAAAAAATAGTAGAATGGTATAACAAAAACAGACCAGAAACTCCTATTGACTTGGGGGATGTATTTATTGTTTGGAGCTGCAAAACTCTCCAGAACTACAAATGTCTGGCATCTACCACAGTATCCGGGGACGGAATCTATGCAGAGTATACCTTTAATGGAGATAAGCAGGAGTTGTATGAGGACGTATACAAAAAGCTTGCAAATATCTGCCACACAGAGGAATAGGAAGGGGTAACATATGCAGCCAGAAATAGTAGTTGCCATTTGCTCCTTACTGGGAACGCTTATGGGCAGTCTTACCGGAATCATGACAGCGAATAAGCTTACAACCTACCGACTGGAGCAGTTGGAAGAAAAAGTAAAGAAACATAACAATCTCGTAGAACGTATGGCGATTGTGGAACAGTCTACAAAGTCAGCGCACCATCGAATTGACGAAATTGTAGAAAGAGAGGAATAATTATGGATATTAATTTTTTATTTGACTATGTAAACCCATTGATTTTAGGAATCTGCCTTTTGCTGGGATTCTGCCTGAAAACGGCATTTGACTGGTTTCCAAACAAATACATACCGCTTACCGCGCTGTGCATGGGAACATTGATTGCCATTCTGATACATTATCAGTCCGGTATCAACGCAGAAGTAATTCTCGGTGGAATGATTTCCGGTCTGGCAAGTACAGGATTATATGAAATGCTCCGGAATCTGATTGAAAAAGACGGGAAAAAGGAAAAATAAAAACATTTTTGAGAGCTTGGAAACAGGCTCTCTTTTCTTATACAAAATTCAGAAAGGAAACGAAGGTTATGAGTGAAGTAAAGATTTTCAATAATAAAGAATTTGGAGAAATCAGAACAGTAACAGTGAATAACGAACCAATGTTTTGCCTTGCGGATGTCTGTAAATCGTTGGGATTAACACAGCCGTCAAAAGTTAGAGAGCGATTAAACGAAAAGGGTGTGAATACTATTCCTACCCTTACATCGAGAGGAACGCAGAACCTCCTCTACGTTAATGAAGGCAATCTTTACAAAACAATTTTTCAGAGCCGCAAGGAATCTGCGGAAAGATTTACAGACTGGGTAACGTCCGAAGTTCTTCCTTCTATCCGCAAGCATGGAATCTATGCCACGGATAATGTGATCAATAACATATTAAACAATCCGGACTTTGGCATTGAACTTTTGACAAAGCTGAAAGAAGAACGTACCGCCAGAGTAGAAGCGGAAAGAAGAAATGCAATCCTTACCCATGTAAACAAGACCTACACTATGACAGAAATTGCAAAAGAATTGAATATGAAGTCAGCTACTCAACTGAATAAGCTGCTGGCAGAAAAGAAAATCCAGTACCATGTAAATGGAACATGGGTCATGTATTCAAAATACAGTGATTTAGGATATGAGGAAATCAAACAGGAAGTCCTTGACAGTGGCAGAGTGATTTATCACAGGAGGATTACACAGATGGGACGAGCATTTATTTTGGATTTGTTTTCTGGAAGAGCGGCGTAAATACATTTTGAATGGAGGAAAAGAATATGAAGGCAATGTTGAGCCAGCCAATGGCGGGAAAAACAGAGGAAGAAATTATTAAAACCAGAGAAAAAGCTATAAAAACTCTAAAAAATAAAGGATATGAGATTGTGAACACCTTGTTTACAGATGAATGGTATAGCCAGGAGAAAATGAAAGAACGTGGAGTGGTTCAGATTCCGCTTTGCTTCCTGGCAAAATCCCTTGAAAATATGTCCTTGTGCCATGCTGCGTACTTTTGCAAGGGGTGGG